CGTCCGCCTCTCGCAACTTCGCCACGATCTGCTGCCCGCTGTGCTTCTTCATCGAGAGCTCCTTTCGACCCTTTAGGTCGTCAAAAACTCTCATTCATCTTGGTACAGTTTTCGGGGGGAAGGTCAGATCGCCAGGCCCGACCCACGGCCGAGCTTGCGGGGCACCGTGGTGATGGCCCCGAGGTCGTCGTTGATCATGTCCCGCCGGTCGATGGAGAGGAGCAGGCCGAACGTGTCGGCCTTGTTCTCGTACTTCTCCTCGCCCAGCGTGCCGTGTTTGAGTTCCCCGCCCGGCGCGACCGGCTCGTACTGGTCCTTGCCGATGAGGCGGTAGGAGGTCACGGTCTTGAAGTCCGAGACGTTCCGGACGGCGCAGATCGAGCGCCAGACCCGCTCGACGCTGAAGAACCCCTCCAGGAGGAACTTGTTGGCGACGTTCGAGAGGATGCCGCCGATGTCGATGGTGGAGAAGCCGGCCTGGATGTCCTTCCCGAAGGCGAACCGGAGGACCTCTCGCGAGTCGCGGAAGTTGCGGCCCGCGTACCCGTTCGCCCAGGCGGCTTCGAGGAGCAGTTCCTGGAGGCCGATGCCGCCGCGGAAGCGCTTCGACGCGGCGTCGAGCGCCTTCTCCTCGTACTCCTTCTCGGCGCCGGTCAGCTTCGCCGTGAGGACGCAGGCGGCCTCCAGCACCGTGCCCGTCATCGTGTTGTCGGGCACGTGGGCGGCCGGGGCTTTCGGCCGGTCGGCCCGAAGGACCTCGAGTTCCGTCCGCGTCACGTCCCAGCCCTCGCGGAGGGCCCGCGCGGCAATGTCCGCGTGCCCGCTACCGCAGACCTTGCGCACGGCGGCGATCCGCTCTTCCTCGGCGGCCGCCTTGGTGCGCATGTCGGCGACGGGGTCGATGACGAGCGCGCCCTCGGCGGCGCCGCCCGCGCTCGCCGGCACGCCCGCCGGGGCCTGCGCCTGGACCACCGCCTCCTTGGCGCCCTCGCCGGCCGGAGCCGCACCGCCCGCCACCTCGCCGTCCACCGTCTTGGTCTTGTCGCTGCCGTCCATGATTTCCTTCTCCCCGGCGATTCCCGCCGCGATGCTGGCGGACGTCTGGTCGTCCGCGCCGTTGCCCACGAAACTCACTTCCTGAAGCGAGGCCCGCCGCGCCACATTCACCGGCCCGGCGAACTCGCGCCCGTTGACGGTCACCATCTTGCCCTCGCCCACAAACTCGACATCGCGCACCGACGCCCCGATGCTGGCCTGCCACGGGTATCCGTTGTCGGCATCGGCCACGACCTCACGGGCGGCCTGAGTGGTGGACGAGATCACGCCCGACACACGCAGGCCCCCGTGCTCAATCTGGATGCCGTCAATGTGACCGACGCGGGCACCCCGGTCGTGGTCCAGGTACACCTTCGCGCCGCCGCGCACCGTGAGGCCGTTGAGGTCCACCACCACAGGGAACCGCCACCCGGCCACCGCCATCGGCGCGCCGGAGTAGGCGTCCATGTGGAACCGGCGCGGCCGCGCGGCCTGGGCGTCACCCGCCGCGGCGGGGGCCGCCGCCTCCATGTTGATGGCCGCGATGAACTTCAGTTCACGCGGCTCGTCGCTCGTCTTCACGGTCTGTTTCCTCGTCGTCCGGCCTGTTGGCGGGCGGCGCCTTCGGCTGCGCCTGCTCCACGGTGAGGCCCAGTTCCTTTATCAGCGCGACTTCCTTGGCCCGTTGGCGAAGTTCCGTCTCCCAGTCCTTGCCCTCTCTGGCGTATTCGCTGGCCAGGGTGGTGGTGTGACTGGCCAGGCGCGTCGCCTGGGCGTTGGCTTCCTTGGCCGGGTCCACATGCTCCATCCCGTCCCAGAACCACTGGTGGGGGTAATCGAGGAGCGCGCGGGCCGACGCTGGCAGAAGGCCCGGCACCCGGGTGGCCTCGCGCAGCCACGCATCGAGAATCCGATCAAGAACCACGTCCTCAAGGTGGGCCTGCTCGACGCGGATGCTCTTGAAGTAGGTCTGGTGGTCGAGGCGGCCCGAGGCGTAGTTGTAGGCCGACGAATCGCACAGGGCGATGTTGCGCGGCATGTTGAGGCACCGGGCGGCCTCGTTGAGTTTTTCGCGGACGAACTCGACATACGTCGTCGCCGGCTGCTCGGGCCGGACCTGACTCATCTTCCAGCCGCCGGGGAGCGTCAACAGCATGTTGCGCTCCAACTCGATGGTGTCCATCGGGTCGATGGGTTCCGCCTCGCCGTTGGGCGGGGCGTCGGTCTCGACGGTGCCGGAGATGTTGGCCGCCGTCTCGGCGGCATCGAGGACCGCGGAGGTGAACCGCCGCAGTTGGGCAAAGATCGGGAGGGCGGGCGTCAAGTCCGGGATGCCGCGCCGCTGGCCCGGCCGGTCAGCGCGGAACCAGTGGAGCATGGACTCCGCCGGCACCCGGTCGTAGTCGAGGCCCAGGGACACCTTGGCACCCGGATGCGTCTTCAAGACGTGATACTCCACCGGGTTGCCGACGGCGTCGAAGACGATCCCGTCAACCGTATTGGGGGCGAGCAGGCTGACGAGGGGGGTGGCCACCTGGTCCGCCTCGATGAGCCGCAGGTCCAGCGTCACGGGCGCACCGAGGTTCTCGTTCGAGATGAGGAGGGCGAAGGTCTCGCCGTCCTGGGTCCGGGCCATCCGCATGGTGCGGAGTTTGGCTGCGAGGCCGATGCGCGCGGCCCACCGCATGAACTCGCGTTCGACCTGACGGTTGACCTCGGGGGCGTCGGTGAGCATCTGGAGGCGGGGGCCCGTGCCGATGACGTCGTTGGCGAGCGTCAGGACGATGCCGCGGGCGTAGGAGTTGTTGGCCACCTCGTAACGGGCACGGTTCCGCAGGATGCGCCGGACCTCGGCGCTGGCGGCCGCATCCGCCGACAGGCCGTCGGCCCCCGCCCAGTGCCTCCGGTTACCCTCGGTCGTCTGCGCGGCATCGTACCGGCCGCGCACGAAGCGCACGGCCATCCGTAGCCCGCCGCCAGCAGGCTTGGCGAACGCCCGGATGCGCTTCAGCCACGCAAACATCACGCTGCTCCCGGTGGAACCACTTTGGTGAGGTGAACACCCAGGCCCTTCACCCGCGAGGCATTCTTCGACGCCAGGTAGCGGTCGGCGGCGATCTGGTCCTGGAGGCTATGCTGCTTCATGCCCCCGGAATCGCCGTGGGCCTCGGCCGGCCCCTCGGCGTTGGTGCGAATCGCGTCGTCCAGTTCGTCGGCCACGGGCATGTTCCTCAGCGCCAACCAAGCCAAGCGAAGCCCCGGCATGGTTGCCTACTGATAAACCTACCCGCGTTTCGGCGAAGTGTACGGCGGCGCCGCCCCATGCCTGCAAATCATGTCTACCGCTAGACAACGGGGCGGCCCACGCCGTCATCGGATGGGCTTTCCCGAGGTGGTAATGCGTTTCCCGCAGTTCCGGCACTCCCGTCGGCGAAGCAGTCTTCCACCGACGGCCCGCCGGGTGTAGATGACGAAGAAGTGCCTGCAGCCGCAGTCGCGGCACTCCAGGCCCTTCGGTTCCTGCGCTTGCGGCGAGACGGTCGGTTCGGTCACGGCCTGCTCCGTTGAAGGTCCGACAGCTTCAGCCGTTTCCTCGGCGGCCCCTGGCCCCCGCCTGTGGCGAAGAGGACCGCCCCCTGAATCGACGCCGCCACGGCGCAGCCCACGAGGCAGTCCAGCCAATGGTTGTCGGCCTTGCCGACGCGGGCCTTCCACTCGTCCACCGTGCGGCCGCGGCCCTCAGTCTTCACGCGATATTCAGCCGTCAGGTGGTCGGCCAGGAGCCGGTGGGCCTCGGCCGAGCGGCCAAAGAGCGACAGGCAGCCCTTGTCGCCCATCGGCACGGCCAGGCGGGCGTGCACGAACGACTTCCAGTAGTTGGTGTCGAGAAGCGCGTGCCGCACGGCCCGGCGGCCGTGGACGTTCGGAATCCGCCAATGATGACCGACGCGGTCGCCGGCCTTCCGCTTGTACTCCGAGAACGGGATGCTCGACGCCCCGACGTACTTGCCGTGGCTCGGCAGCAGCACCGCGGCGTGGGCCGACTGGCGACAGAACTGGTACACCACGTCGGTCGATTCTCCCCAGTTGGCGTCCACCAGGCACCGCTCGATTCGCAGGACCGCCCCGTCGTCCCGCCGCCATTCGCGGGCAAGGTAATCGCCCGTCAGCGCATCGAGGCCCGCGTAGATGGCCCCCTCGATGCCTGCCTTCCGCGCCGCCGAGGCCAGCGTCAGCCGCGCGTCCCGCAGCGTGAAATACGGCCGCTTCTGGTCGGGGTATGTCCCGTAGTCCACGACGTAGCCGGTAAAGTCGTCCTCCCATGCCGCCACCAGATAGAAGAGGAGTTCCTTCTGGATGTCGATGAACATCGTGATGTGGTTCGCGCCGACGGGGATATCGGCCCGACGGATGCCGTTGGTCTTGGCGGCCACCGCCTCGGCCGAGAGCGTCTCGCCGTCGCCCTCGTCGGCAGGCAGGGGTTCGTTCTGGTACTCTGCCCAGAACGCGGCCTCGTCCTGGAGGCGCAGGTTCATCGCGTGCTGGATGGCCGACAGTTCGTCGCCGTTGAACCGCTCCGACCAGGCCACGAGCGCCCCGGCGTCCATCTCCACGCGGTGTTGACGGTAGAACTCGGTGGCCTCGACGATGCCGCGGTTGTTGCGCAGGCTTTCGGCCCGAATCTGGGCGTAGCGCGCCCACAACTTCTCGTTCGTGGGGAACGCATAGACCATCTTCGTGCGTTCGCCCTGCCACTGGGGGTGCTTGTCGCGATTGAGGATACGGTCGGCCACGTCGTCGGGCCGGATGACGGTGCACGGCATGACGCCGGCGATCTTGCGGCCCGGCCCGGCCAGACCGAGGATCGCCCCGGCCAGAATGGCCTCGCGCGTCGCGCACTGCGAGGGCGACCGTGCCGATTCGTCCGTCTGCGGGTCGTCGAGGATCACCAGCGACGGCCGCATGGAACGGCCGTCGGACCGCTTGAACTTCATCCCCCGGATGCGGCCCGTGATTCCGGCCACGCGGATGATGGCCCCGCTGGCCGGGCTGCCCTCGATAGTCGGGAGGACGATCTCCCGCGCGGTCCAGCTGATGTAGGTCCGCTCGCCGCGACAGGTCTGCCCGGCGCAGCGGTTGGCGATGCCCTCCAGGCACCGGATGGGGTACACCACCTCCGGAGAATCCTCGAGCAGCCGCTCGTTGGTCTCGAGTTCCGTCTTGATGGAATCAAGCATCGACTCGGCGTGCCCCTCGTCGCTGCCGATAAGCGCCACGAACTCCCGGGCGCCGATGAGCATCGCCCAGATGCAGGCCGACTCCGCGAGGACGGTCTTGCCGCTGCCGCGCGGCATGGCGTAGGCGTAGAGGCCGCCCCGCAGCACGGCATCCTCGATGCGGGCAACGGCTTTCAGGTGATCCTGCGACCAAGCGAGGTAGAACGTGTGGGGGAAGTATGTCTCGCAGAAGAACCGGAAATCCGTCATGGCCCGGGCCTTCCGCGCGGGATCGGCTACGGGTGGGATGTCACCGATGTCCCGACCTGCCGCCGAGAGCGCGGCGTTCCGCGCCCGGGCCTGCTCCTTCATGGCCTCGTAGCCCGTCAGGCCCCTGGCGGCCTGGACGTTGGTGGCCGTCGCGTACCAGGTGCATACGAGCCATGCGGCGTAGGCGAGGGCGTTGACGCGCGTCGAGTCGCCCACACGCAGGCCGGCCCGGACGATGTTGCGGCGCACGCGGGCCTCGCTGGTCACCTCGCCCAGGGGCGTCGAGTTCAGGAGGCCCGCCAGTTGCCCCGGGCGCATCTGCCGAAGGTCGATGCTCATGCCTGCCTGTCCATTGGGCGGGTTCCGCCCGCCACGTCCCGTTCCAGCCACGCTGCGAGCGCCACGAGGTTCACGCGGCCGTCCGGCAGCGCCGGCGCGCCCCGGTCGATGGCCATTTGAAGCATGGCCGCCGTCACCAGTCTGCCGCCGGCGGCGGTCAGCAGCCTGGCCGCGTCGGCCAAGGTCAGGGCGACCGGGTTCATGCCTGCCCGCTGCGGCGGCGCGTCTTCGAATCCCGCCTGGTCATCGGTCATCGGAAATCTTTCCCCATTTCGGCCCATCGCCGTAACTAGCGCCCTTTCCTAGACATACGGGCGACCGAATTATGCCGTCCCGTCCATATTTCACCTTGATTCCGGGCCGAAAACATGCCCTGATCCACGTGGTAAGGCAAACAGCGAAAGGAGACGCCAATGAAGGCCACGCGAATGACGGTCGAGGGCACGAAGGGCTGGGCGAACATCGCCCGGCGCGAGGTGGCGGGCAAGGTGGTCATCGGCATTCGAGGCGACGGGGCGGCGGGCGTCTTCGACCTGAACGTCGATACCCGCGACGAAGGCAGCCAACGCTACGCCGCCGCCCGGCTCCAGCGGGAACTCGACGGATACCAGGGCACCGCGGGCGACGTGGCCGACTACCTGCGGGCCATCCAGAACTTCGCCGACTGAGGCGACCAGAACAAGGAGCAGACCATGAAGACGGCGGCACGCAACACCGAGAACGTGATGGGTAAGCGCCTGCGGGTGGGCGACGTGGTCATCCGCGGCGGCTACGAGTGGGTCATCGACCGCATTACCCTCGAGCCGGACTTCCCGCGCTACGTCTGCACCTGCCACTGGTCGGGCAACGGCCCCGACCCGCAGTTCTTCAACAACAGCTTCGACACCGCCCAGCGCGACGACATCCCCTGGATGCGGGTGGTGAACCCCAGGCCCCGGCGCCTTGTCTGCCGCACCGAGGCCCCCGCCTGGTACGCCACCCAGGTTGGCCGCAAGGTGGAACTTCGCCGGACCGGCACCGACGAGGTCCTGGCGACCATCCGGCCGCCTGCCGCCTGGGGCGATGCGTGGGGCTGGAACCTGATCGATGGCGGCGTCCTGGTGGAGCACACGGGCCGGTAGGAGGGACCCGGCGACGGGCCGCCCGCCAGCGGCCCCCAGCCCGGCAATTCCGCCGCGAGGAGAGATGCGATGGCCAGGAAGAGCAGGCGACAGAACCGACGGACGGTAGGCACCCACTGGTGCGGCGGCACGCTCCTGGCTGACGGCCGGCGGGCCGTGCGGTGCGCCAAGTGCGACCGGGTGAAGTTCCGCGAAGCCGAAACCCGCCCGCCGCGCCTGGCGAACGGCACGCGGGTCCACGTGAGGAGCGACCATTTCGCCGAGGAGTGCGACGGCATCGTCACCAAGGCCGAGTACGACGCGGGGTGGCTCTACCGCGTCCGGCCGACGCGAGGCCAGGCGCCCGCCATCGCCAGGAACAAGGAGGGCGAGTACTGGTTCTGGGACTTCGAGGTCACGCCCCTGGGCCGCCGGAAGCGGTAGGCGGCCGGCGGCCGGAATATTCCGGAATCCGCCTTGCCTGGGGGCGATTCCCATGCCCTGATCAGCATAGACGCATGGGAATGCGAACCAGGAAAGGAGAAGGCGATGGCGAAGGTCCTCACGATCCCTGAGGCGAACCGCCTGGCCAAGAGCCGGTGGAAGACCGTGAAGGTGAGGCGCGACCCCGAAGACCCGCGGCTGTGGCGCGTCGAGCGGCCCGGCAGCATCCAGGCCCACGAGCCGATGACGCGCGAGGCGTGGCTCGCGTTCCTCGATACGGGCGTGGCCGCGCCGACGAAGGACGGCCAGACGGCTGCTGAGATGTACGCCGAGCGGCGGCGGGACATCGACCGCCTGATGGACTGGCTCGGGCAGGAACTGGCGAAGCACGCGAGGGCGGCCCAGGCCGAGCCGGGCAACTGGGACGCGGCGGGCGACCTGTACCGCGTCCGCAGCGGCCTGCTGGAGGTCCTGGCCGCCCTGCGGGGCGCCGAGATTGAGACCATCGAGCGCGCGCTGTAGCGCCCAACCGAAAGGAGGAGACCTGTGATCACCACGAAACAGGCCGAGACGATCCTCCCGACCATGCGGGCCGCCGTCGCCGCCCTGCACGAGGTCTGGGAGAAGTGCCGCGAGGTCGAGCGGGCCCTGGGGCGCGACCTGGACGGCCTTGAGGGCATCATCCAGAACATGGCCGCGGGCGTCGATGACGCCGAGTCGGTTGACGTGGACTACGTCCGCGACGCCCTGAATGCCCAGCTCGACGACGAGGTGGCCGAGGCCGACGCCTGCCCCGGCTGCGGCGAGCGGAACGTCGACAACCTCGTGTGGCAGGGCGACGGCACGGTCAAGTGCACCACCTGCGGCAAGCAGTACGCGCCGCCCACGAAGCCCGCCCAAGGCGGGTCCGCCTCGGGCGGATAGGAGGTCGCCATGCTCACGCTGAAACAGAGACAAGAGCGGGCCGCACGTCGCGCCGCGCGGATCGCGGCGAAGCACGAGGCCATCCGGCACGCGGCCCTGGACCACGGTGTCGCACAGAGCGAAGGGAGCACGGTCATGAAGAAGAACGAGGTGAAGGTCGGCGGGCAGTACGTTGCGAAGGTGTCGGGCAGGCTGGCCCAGGTCCGCATCGACCGCGAGAACCCGCACGGCGGGTGGGACGCGACTAACCTGGCCACGAGGAAGGCCGTCCGCATCAAGAGTGCCCAGCGGCTGCGGGCCGAGGCCGGCCGCAAGGCCGCCCCCGCGGCCCACGTTGGCGCAGGGGCCAAACCGGCCGCCGGGTCGGCCAAGGATACCAAGGCCCTGCCCGCGGCCGCCGGGGGCGAAACCACCAACCCCCTGGAGGCCCACTACCGGGGTCAGAAGGACACCGCGAAGGCGGAGAAGGCCGCCAAGGTCGCTGCGTGGCGCAAGGAGATCGCCGCGAAGGCCGCCAAGCCTGACCCGCAGCTCGACGCCGCCATCAAGGCCGCCGACGCCAAGGGCCGCGCGAAGAAGGCCAAGGCCGGCAAGGCGAAGGGCGAGCGGAAGGCTGGGTGCCTGGACGCCGCCGTCCGCGTCCTCCAGGAGGCCGGCAAGCCCATGGGCTGCCAGGACATCGTGAAGGTGGCCTTGGCGAAGGGCTACTGGCAGACGAAGGGCGCGACGCCTGCGGCCACGCTTTACGCCGCGATCATCCGCGAGTGCGCCGCGAAGGGCAAGGACGCCCGGTTCCGCCGCGCCGAGGTCAAGGAGACGCGGGACGGCAAGGCCGTCAGCCTGCGCGGCTACTTCGCCCTGGCCGACGAGCACGCAGGCAAGAAGCAGTAGCATCAACCCACCTCCATGTCACGCCCGGGCGCGTCCTGCCTGGGCGTGTCTTCGGCCTCTACCTGGGCGAAAAGTGGAGCGGCGTCGTGGAACTGCCCCACGCCCTGGAACCTGGGAGGTTCCCGGCTCTCTCTTGAGCCCTCCGCCGCTCTCGTTTCCGCGCCACCCTCGAACGTCCAGACGCAGTCATCCCTCTTCGGGTACTCCTGGCCCCATCGGAATGGCGACTCGCGCAGGAGCCGCTTCCGCACCGCGTGGCCGCACAGGAAGTGGCAGTACCGGAACTGCCGGCCGCGCACACGCCGCAGGCCCACGCTCCGGGTGAACGCCCGGTCCCGCCGGCCACAGCGCGTGATGACCTGCCGGGGGTGGACCACCTCGTTCTCGCGCGTGACGTAGAACTCGGTGCGGATGAAGCCGCCGTAGAGCCAGTTGTCGGCCTGGTAGACGTAGCCGGGCTTGCCGCGCATGCCGTCGGCCCAGGTGAAGAGGACCACCCGCCGCGGGTCGTGACGGGCGATGTACTCGCGGCAGAGCCTGAGGAACCGGCTCTCGCCGTTCCGCGGCTCGGAGTCCAGCATGCACAGGCGGTTGAGCTCGTAGTAGTCGGCCGTTCCCAGCGACGGGAACAGCCGCTGGATGGTGTGCCGGGGCCGGACGCCGAAGCCCCACGAGGCCACGCCGACGAGGTCGCTCCCCCGGAAGCACCCCAGGGACAACAGGCAGTGCGGCGGCACGCGGACGGCGTAGTGGTGTGCCGCCACGAACGCGGCCATCAACGACCGGGGGATGGGTTCGACGTGGTACGCCATCAGACCGCCTCCCGCTCGGCTTTCTTGCCCGTGAACTGCTCCCAGCGCTGGACGATGACGTCCGAGTACAGGGCATCGAGTTCCATCAGGAAGGCGCGCCGCCCTGTCTTTTCGCAGCCGATGAGCGTCGAACCCGATCCGCCGAAGAGGTCCAGGACGTTCTCGCCCGGCCGCGACGAGTACTCGATGGCCCGCACGGCCAGTTCCACGGGCTTCTCCGTAAGGTGAATCATGCTGGCGGGGTTCACCTTCTTGACCGGCCAGACATCCGTGGCGTTGTTGGGCCCGAAGAACTCGTGTCCCGCCCCCTCGCGCCACCCGTAGAAGCACCACTCATGGTTGCCCATGAAGTCCTTGCGCGTCAGGACGGGATGCTCCTTCACCCAGATAATGGCCTGCGAGAAATAGAGCTCGCAGGCCTTCAGGACCGGCGGGTAGTTCCCGCAGTTGGCGTACCCGCCCCAGATGTAGAAGCAGCGGCCGGGCACGAGCACCCGCGCGATGTTCCCGAACCACGCCCGGAGCATCCGGTCGAAGTCCTCGTCGGACACGAAATCGTTGACCAGCGGCCGGTCCTTGGGGCGCAACTTCTCGGTGGTCGCGTGCTTGGCACCCTGGCGGGCCACGTCGAAGGACTGGTGGTGCATCAGGCCGTGGTGGGCGTCGGCAGCGGGGAAGGAGGACAGGCCTGCGGCGATGGCGTTGTTCGACCGGGGCTCGACCTTGACGTTGTACGGTGGGTCGGTGTTGACCAAGTGGACGGCGGCCCCGGCCAGCAGACGGTCCACATCGGCGGCGCTGGCGGAGTCACCGCAGAGCAGCCGGTGCTGGCCGAGGATCCACAGGTCGCCCGGCTTCGTGATCGCCTCGTCGCCCGGCAACGGCACGGCGTCGGGGTCGGTGAGGCCCTCGTTGCCGGGCGGGGCGAGCAGTGCCCCGAGGTCCTCCTGCGAGAACCCGAGGAGCGACAGGTCGAAGTCCATGCCCGCCAGGTCCTTCAGTTCCAGCGGCAGGAGGTCGTAGTTCCACTCGGCGAGCGTGGCCGTCTGGTTGTCGGCCAGGCGGTAGGCCTTCACCTGCGCCGGGGTCAGGTCCGTGGCCACGTGGACCGGCACCTGCTTCAGGCCCAGTTTCTGGGCCGCCTTCCACCGCGTGTGGCCGACGATGATGACACCGCCCTCGTCGACCACGATGGGCTGGCGGAACCCGAACTCCCGCAGGCTCTTGGCGACCGCCTCGACCGCCTGGTCGTTCAGGCGGGGGTTCTGCTCGTAAGGCCGGATGGCCTCGATGTTTCGCAGTTCAACCTTCACGTTCTTCTCCTTCGCTTGACTTTGCAGCTGCCGGTGGTCAGAATCCCGTTATGCCATGCGGGACGTTCCCGCGTGGTTCGTGCGGCGGTCGGATGTCCCCCCGTCCGGCCACCGCCTTTTTTCTGCGCCACGACCGGCCCCCGGACGCCCACGTTCGCCCCCAGGGCAACCGAGGCCACCGGAGCGCCGGACCGGCCAACCGGGCCGCCCCGGACGGCCCGTGGGCCGACGTGGCGTTTTTCTCACGCCAAAACAAACTCTGCTGCCTTTGGCGACACATTCGCGTGCCCAGTTGTCTGCCAGAATGGCAGGAAGTACCTATTGCGCAATCCTTCACATCCCCCCTACGCGCGCACGTAGGCGCACACGCGCGGGCGGGGGGGTGTGAAGGATTAGATATAGAGGGAGAGAGAGTGTGTATTCTCTTATAATTCCTAGGCTTACGCCGCTCCGAATCCTTCACAAAACACCCGTGAAGGATTCGTGAAGGATTCGGTCGGACCGCCTCTTTCGGGCTGGGAAACGCCCCGCCAAGGCCCAATCCTTCACGCCCGCGTGAAGGATTGTGAAGGATTCGGGAAGGATTCCGTGCGAGCCGTTTCATGCGATTCGGTACCCCAGGGCCGTCTTGGTTCGGGTCGGAATGTCCACCGGCATGATGTCCCCTTGCTGGTAGAGCGTCCCGACCATCTGGTCGAAGTCTGCGGCCTTGCACCGCATGATCCGCAGGAGATGCTGTCGCTGCATCTGGCGGCCGGGCGCTTCCCGCAACTTGCGCAAGAGTTTCAGGCACTCGCTGTGGAACGGGTTCTCGGCCACGTACTGAAAGGCCATGAACAACATCCGCCGGGTCTGGTGCTCGATGAAGGCGGTGGCCCAATCGACAGCGGCGCGGGTGATCTCGGGCTCGGCGTGGTTCTCGCTACAGGCGTAGAGGAGCGCCAACTTCCTGGCGTTCTCGTTGGCGCGGCCCCAGACGGTCGTGGCCACGTCGTCGCGCTTGTCCTCCGCCTTGGTGTACTCCTCGTCGGCGCAGCGGCGAAAGTCGTCGGCGGCACGTTTGCCGTCGTCGCTGTACGGCACGACGACGGGTTGGGGGAAGAAGCCGACGAGGTTGCCGCGATGCTCGCCGGGCTGGAAGCCGGCCCACCAGGAGGCCGTCTCCACCAGGCGCGGGGGCATGTTCTCCACCGGGACGGTGTCCTGGCCGGCCGAGCGCTTGCCCGTGTCGACGATGATCATCCGGGCGAAGAAGCCGTTGGTGAGCATGCGCTGCGACAGGGCCTCGTAGTAATGGCCCGGCGTGGCGGTGCCGAAGATGGTGAGGTGCGGCTGGTGGATGACGCCGGCCGGCTGTTTGCCCGCCTTGGACCGCATCGGGTACATCATGTTGGCCGAGGAGTACATCGTCAGCAGCGTCGTGATGATGGACTCGTGGCGGGCGTCGCGGGCCCGGCTGATCGACTGGAGGATGCCGTCGATCTCGTCGGTCTGGTACATGGAACAGGGTTGGGAGTCCAGGTGGTCCTCGATGCCCTCGCCGGATGCGAACCGGACGCGCACTGTCTCGGAGATGTTGGCGGCGATGGCCAGGTGGGAGTTGATCTGCCGGGGATAGTTCTTGCCGGCCGAGGAGCTCGCGAGCGCCAGGAGGTATAGGTTTGTCCTGAGGTCGCCCGCATCGCGGGCCTTGCGGCCACACAAGTGGCCCTGCATCGCCAGCGCGCCGCAGAACGCCATGCCGAGGCTGGGGTACGGCGCGTTGGCCATGCAGAAGTCGATCATCTCGCCGACGAAACCGGGGACGTACAGCAGCGCGTCCGGTACCGGCCCGGGATCGGGCGGCCCGCGGCTCTCCGGCGGTGAATCACCGGTGTCGGATGCCGCCGCGACGATGGCCGAGACGTCCACGCCGTCATGGGCCGGCGTGTCGGCCCCGTAGCCCTCGGCCCGCAGGGCGGCAGCCGCCTTGGCGAAGACGCCGCCATGTTCCAGGAGGGCGTACACGGTGAACGGCGCGTAGGCCTTCTGCGGCTCAAAGGGAGCGGCGTTCGACGAGAAGACGTAGAACACGCGGTCCTTGAGCGTGGCCGAGGTGCCGGCGGTCTTCCCGGGCCGGCGCCAGTATTCATTCTCGCCGGGCTTGGCGAGCGTCCAGCCGTGCTTCTGGAGAACGGCCCGCACGTCGCCGCGGGCGCTGTAATCGTCGCCGGGCCTGGTGCCGGCGTCCGTGCCGTGGGGAACGGGTTCCGGCGCCGGCACGACCTCGTTCAGCGCCCAGGCGGCCGAGAGGAGCGTCTCGCGCTCGTCGGTCGAAAGGACCGGCAGGTTCGTGAAGTCGCCCTGGACAAGTTGGTAGCCATCGGACGGGGCGCAGAGGAATATGCCGCCCTCGCCGCGCGTCTCGACGAGTGTCAGCAGCACATGCCAGGCGCCGCCAGAGTCCCTGCGCGGCACATGGGTCTTGCCGCAGATGACAACCGGGTCGCCGCTGGCTCCGGGCAGTTTACGCTGGGCGAGTTTCAGGTTGCCGCAGACAGCGGCCGCGGCGCGGTAAGCGACATGGCGACCGCCGGAGGGGGTCGTCTCGATGACGAGCCGCTCCAAGAGGCCGGGCGCGGCCTCGCGGACCAGCCGGCACCACGGCTCGAACGCCTCCGCACCGAGGTCGAAGTCCAGCATCTCCAGGTTCGCGGAGACGCCGCCGCAGACCAGGCAGAGCGCCTGGTGGCTGTTGCTGAACCAAGCCTGCACCTCATCCGGCGTGGGCAGACGGCCCTGGTAGGGCTTCCAGGACCGAAGCGCGACGCGCTTCTCGTCGCCACTACGGCGGGCAGGAAGCACGCTCAGGCCGGCCCCCAGATAGGCGGCAGCCCAGTCGGCAAGATGGTCAGGCCGGTCGGCCATCAGTCTCTCTCGTTCAGGCCTGGATGTCGCGCTGGCCGTCCCCCTGGCCGATGCGCACCAGCGGCGGCTCAGCAGGTTTCGCCAGGGCGCGCGCCACGCGGCGCAGGATGAGGTAGCCGATGAGGTCCAGTTCGGTGTCGTCGCCGGCGTATTCGCGGCCGCGCGCGATGCGCGACAACTTGTCGTCGATGCGGACGTTCAACTGCTCGACGGGGTCGGCTCGGCTGAAGATGCGCAGGGGCGCGAGAGCCGAGTTACCGTAGGCCCGATTCTTCTCGAGGAGAATTCGCTTCACCTCGTCGCAGATGGTGGCGATGGCCGCCTGTGCGTCCTTGGGGTTCATGGGGTGTCCTTTCAGAAGGGGACGGCCTCGTTGTCTAAGTCGAAGTCGTCGGCCGTAGTGGGAACGGTCTGTGTTTCCGGCGCGAATGCGGCGTCGGGCGGCGGCTCGTCGGCGAAGCGGTAGCCGACGATCTGGTCGTACTTCTCGCCGGCCACGCACTTGATGGTGATGGCGACGGGTTCGGCCAGGTGGCCGGCGCTCGCGATGTCGACGGCCTCGGCCGCCGTCGCGGGGACGGGGTGGTCCGTGCGGCGGTGCCACCAGGATTCCGCCTTGGCCCGGGGCCAGCCCATGTGCTCGAAGCAGACCCACTCGCTGCGCCAGGTGTTCCAGCCGATGCGGTACTGGACGCGCATAGTCTTCGGGGCGTCGGGCGGCGCGTCGCGCTTCGTGTGGACGCCGTAGGAGACCTCCCGGACGGGATACTCGTTCGTGATGGCCTGTGGGGACAGGATGGCGGCGCTCGACGCCTTCGCTTCGTGCTGGCGCAGCTGGCGCTCGGGGAACTCGTGGCCGCACTCGGGGCAGACGGCGTAGCCCGCCGCGATGACCGCATGGCAGTCCGGGCACTCCTTGGCCGGCGCCTCGCCGTCGCCGCTACTCGGCTCGGTGATGCGGATGGCGTCCACCGGGCCGTGGCGCAGCACGTTGCCGCCAAAGTCGAGGATCAGGCAGTCGGCCTTGCCCGGGCAGGTACGGAATCCGCGACCGACCATCTGGTAGTAGAGGCCCGGTGAGAGCGTGGGCCGGAGCATGGCGATGCAGTCGACGTTCGGAGCGTCGAACCCGGTCGTCAGGACGTTGACGTTCGCCAGGTATAGGAGGCGCCCTTCGCGGAACTCGCGGATGGTCTCGTCGCGCTGGGCCGTCGGCGTGTCGCCGCAGACAAAGCCGCACCGCATGCCGTGGTCCTGAAGCACGCGCTGGATGTGCAGACCGTGCTCGATGCCTGACGCGAAGACGAGGCAGGACTTGCGGCCTGTGGTGTGCTGGACGATTTCGGCGCAGGCCGACCGCACCAGGCGGTCGGTGTCCATCATCGCCTCGACTTCGCCTGCGACATATTCACCGCCACGAACGTGCAGGGCCGACCAGTCGCCCTTCTCGCTCCCGGCCTTCGTGCGAAGCGGGCAGAGGTAGCCCTGCACGATGAGTTCACGGACGCTAATCTCATAGCAAACCGCGTTCAGGAGGTTGTCCGGCGTGCAGATGGTGCCGCTCGACATCCGGTACGGCGTGGCCGTCAGGCCGATGGTGCGGACCTGCGGGTTGACGACCCTGGCGTCGGCCAGGAACTGCCGGTACATCCCCTCGCCATCGGGCGGGATCATGTGGGCCTCGTCGACGATGACCAGGTCAAAGGTGTCGAGGTCGCAGGCCCGCTTGTAGACCGACTGGATGCCCGCCACCGTGACGGCGTAGCCGCGGTCGCGCCGCCCGAGGCCGGCCGAGTAGACGCCAAGCGGCAGGTCCGGCGCCACGCGTGAGAGCGTCCCGGCCGTCTGCTCGAGGAGTTCTTTGACGTGCGCCAGCACCAGGACGCGGCCGTTCCACTGCGCGACCGCGTCGCGGCAGATGGTGGCCATGACGGGGGTCTTGCCGCCGCCCGTGGGGATGACCACGCACGGGTTATCGTCGTGTTCCCGCAGGTGGCGGTACACCGCCTCGACCGCCTCGTTCTGGTATGGCCGTAGTTCCATGCTACGCTTGGGCAATCCTCACGAGGGTGCGACCGCCTTCGACGGCAGCGCACTTCCTGACGCGCAGGTCCACGATCTGGCTGTCGTCGCAGTACGCGCCGCCATGCTGAAGTGCGTCCAGGAGGCTCTTGAGCGTGTTGTCCACGTCCCGCCGCCGGTTGTCCGGCGGATACACCTCGACCTCGACGGCGAGCGGCCCCGCCAGCGCCCGGACCCCCAGGGCCGCGAGGATCGAGCAGACGCGGTTGCGGAACGCCCGACCCTCGCGGCTGATGAGCATCCGACCGCCGACCATGCGGAAGTAGTGGTTGACCGACGGGGGATACGGCAGTTCAAACTCAAGCATGGGCGGCAACCTCGCCTGGACTACGGGGTTTCCGCGCTCGGCGCGCTGCGCCGCCCGATGGCCGCCTCTTCCACGCCGTCCACGACAGTTGCCGCCAGAGGCCGTTGCTCCCTTGCACTTCCCGGCCGCGGCGCCGCACATAGTCGGCCATCGCCGGGTTCTCGATGCTCGACAAGAGCACATGGACTCGCGTCCGGCTGAGCCGCCGAATCGTTCGGATGGTCACCTTGGAGTTCCCTCGCCACGCGATCCTCATGAAAGAGCATCCGCTCCTCGTGGCCAGGACAGCGGTTGCTCTCCGGGTGGGGCGACGGCGGCCCGTGAATGGCCACCGTCGCCCGCACCAGCACCAGCGCCACGCACCGAACACACAGCCGCACTGTTTCCGGGGAAGCCGGATACTGCTGCTCATCCTGTTCGCCCAACCTGGGCGTCGTCAGCGGCCCGCTGCAGGCGGGGCAATCGGCGTCCAGCACGAGGAGGGCTGAAGCGCGCCGGCCCACGGGCTAGCGCTTCCACGGCGGGGTGCTTCCGGCGGCCGCCGGCGGCGCAGGGGCGGCTGCCGTCTCGCGCTTGGCGTAGCCGCTGATCTCGTTCTGGAGGTCCTCGGTGTCCTCGCGCTTCTTGACCTTGACGGTGATGACCAGCGGGAGGTTGTGGAGTTCGACCGAGTCCTTCGGGGCCATGACGCCCACGGCCCGGCAGACGGCCGAGAGTTGGCCGCGGGCGATCTGCTCGGCCTGGGGGTTCGGGTTCTTCAGGTTCAGCCTTGCCCAGACCTTGCGGCCCTTGTACTCGCCCTCCAGAATCTGGAAGGTGAGATAGAGGAACTGGCCCGTGCCGCTCTTCGTGGCCTTCATCTCCGACTCGGTGATGCAGGCCAGGTACTTGCCCGCCGGAATCGGGTCGAAACTGGTCGGTTCGACCTGGTTGGCGTCGAAGCCATTGAGGTTAGCCATTGGGATTCGCTCCTTCGCTGGGGGTGCTGGTGGCCGCCGTCAGCGCCGCCACGAGGGCGGGCCACGCGAGCGGCAGTTCGGCCGGGAGGCCGTACCGGTTCTTGGCGATGCAGGCCGGGCCGCCGACGGTGCGCAGGATGCGCTCGCCGCCGTCCGCGCCGACCGCCGTGGCGATGGTCCGGGTGCGGTTGAAGCCCGCCTCCTCGGTCTCGGTGCGGAACCGGCGGGTGGCGAACAGCACGGCGTCGCACCACTCGGTGACCAGGGCCCCCGCGTGCTTGTGCAGGCGCGGCGAGTAGCGGTCGTAGGCCGTGGACTCCGGGTCCTCGAACTTTTCGACCTTGGCGTGGGCGATGAGGATGGAGACCGTGCCCCGGTCGTTCCGCAGGGCGTCGAGCCAGTTCAGGAACTCGCGCCACTGCGTCAGGGCGTGGGTGTACCCCTTGGCGTAGCCGCCGTCGGCCTTCTCGATGCTCTTGACGCCGAACTCGCGGCAGACGTCTTCCCAGATCAGCCGTTCCAGCCAGTCGAGCGAATCGACCACGACCGTCTGGTAGTCGTGCTTTTCGGAGTAGAGCTCCGAGAGAGCCGCCGTCACGTCGCCGAACGACCGTGCCAGGGGGAACTTGTCGCAGGCGATCTCCCCGAGGCCGTCCTCGGTCTGGATGAAGATGGGCCGGTCGCTGGAGGCGCCGAAGGTCGACTTGCCGATGCCCTCGGTGCCGTAGAGCATCAGCCGCGGCGGCATGGGCCGCCGCCCCCTTAAGATGCGTTCGAGCAAGGTCATGCGAATGGTTCCTTTCTGCTGGTGACCTATGGGGTCCTCGCGCCAGAGGCGCAGGGGTTCTCGCGGGAAGGCGAAGCGGCGGCGCGCTCGATGCGGAAGGCGCCCGGGCCGAACACGCACTGGACGAAGCCGATGAAGATGGCCGCCACGTCCTGCCCGACCTGGGTGCTCCCGTCGATCGCGCACGCCCGCTTCGCCTCGTCCATGCCGTAGGCGACATCCGCACGCACGCGGGCCTGGCCGTGCAACCCCTCGGCGGCCAGGACGGCCAGAAGGAGGAAGTCTTCGACGTCTTGCATCGAGACCTCGGGGTTGAAGGCGAACCGATAGCCAGGCTTGTTCACGGCGGCTCCTTTCGTCGAACGGACGAGGCCTACACTGAGAAACTTACCCGCGTTGCGGCCCAAACGTCGGCGCGGCGGTTACAGATATCCGTCCATGCCCGCCGCCTCGAAGTGGCCCCGGATGCGCCGGATGGCGTCGTAGAGCGTTGTCCGGGGCGTCCTGGTCTGAAGGGAGATCTCGGTCACAGTCTGCGCCTTGAGGCGCACGCAGAGGGTCCGCAGATCATCCGGCAGGCCGTCGGTGACCTGGCACATGTCGAGGACCAGTTGGCTGTGGTCCTCGTCCAACCGGCCAGGGCGGTTGACCTGGGCGTCGATGGCGTCGGCCCGCTCGACCGTCTCGCCGTCCTCGCCGGTGAGGTCGTCGTTCAGCGAGCACCCGTTGCGGCGGTAGTCGCGGATGGGGGCCCGGCGGTCGCGCAGGATGATGGCGATGTGCCGCTCGACGATGCGGGCGATGAACGTTCCGATAGCGCCGCGCGACGGGTCGAACCGCCGGAGGCGGCGCAGGACGTCGCACATCAACTGCTGCTCGAGGTCCTCGCGGTCGCCCTTGGTGAGCCCGGCGCGCCCGAGCAGTTTCCGCACGCGGTGTCCGATGATACGGCCGGCATACTCGACGGTTGCATCAGAATACATGTGCGTCCTCCTTGGCCGAGGAGGACGTATGGGTGCCGACCGAGCGGGGCGTAGGGCCAAGAAGCGGAGGCGTGTGGTGCGCCGTTGTCTCGGCGACACCCACACGCCTCCGCTTTGCGGCCGGTTAGTGTGCTGTGTCCTGACTGGTTTCAGGCCCTACGCCTGGGATTCGCCCTCGATTTCCATGCTGAAAGGCAAGCCATATCTGACCTCGATGCACCCCACGACGCCGTTGCCGAGACGCCCGAGGTGCTCAAAGAACTCCACCACTTCGCGCTTCAGGTGGAAGTCCGCCGACCGGGCCTGCGGGCGCGGGCCGTTGTCCCCGCCCATCTTCACCGTGCGGACCACGCGCGGCGGCGGGTCGAAGACGGGTTCGCCGCCGCGCACCCCAAGTCCCTCGATGCGCCCGAAGTTGATTCGCTGCATCAACTCGATGATCGCTCTCCGCCGGGGTGAAAGCGCCCCCTTTACCACCGTGGTCACCATTGCACTGCTCCTTCGCCCCTGTGGGGCGTAGAAAAGGACCCCGAGAGGCGGGCCCGGCGAAAGGTGCCTCTCGGGGTCGGGTTCACGCCCTTTCGGGCGCTGTGCGCGGTTATATTCGCCGGGCCGCGCCTTCACTGGAAGGGCGCCACACCCGGCGTAGCACTTGCTACTTCTCGCGTAGCATGCAGGGATACTCCCAGAGCCGGAAACTGTTCTGATGGTGGACCTCAAACTCCCCAGTCGATAGAATAGCCGGCGGCTTGTCCACCAAGGAGGGTCCCATAATGGGTCACACCAGACTTGGCGATCTTCCTCGCACTCGGAAATGGGCTCAGGTCGTTGCCCTCATTGGGGGCGGTGCTGGGGCCGCGCAGCTGGCCAACGCGACCATCACGGCCGCGGAACGCGGCATGAACTTTGCGGCCAAGGATAGCGGGCTTGTCGAGACAATCTGGCTGTTAACGCAATTGCCTTTGGCCGCCAAGAGCAGGGATTTCGTCGGAGCGCTCCGCAAAGCCGGACTCGCAATTTCGGACTCGCCAAGCCTGATGGAGATTGTCGGCGCGGCTTCGGATGCCATTGACCTCCGCCTTCCCAACAACAAGAGGCGGACTGACCTCGGCGAGATTGCGCAGATGGCGGCGTCGGAGACCCTGTCCAAGTACGTTGGGTCGCGGGTCCAAGGAGGCCTGTTTGGACCATCGACAGGTGACGTTCAACAGACACTCGCCTCATTGGCCACCGTCAAGCAGTTCAGCACGTTCGGGAAGTATTTCTTTGCCAGAATGACCAACAGATGCCTGAGTTACTATCTCAGTCGCGCCATGGCATTCCATGTAGGCGAAGGCCAACGTTTCGCCACCCTTGCCCAGCACGCCGACTTCAGCAGGGCCCTTGAAACGCACTGCCACCAAGCCGCAGTGATCGTAGAGAAGTTCTTTGGTGAATGGGTCTCGAAGACGAACTGGGAGAAAGGCGGTATCTCGCGGCAAGATGCCGCACGGTTTGCCCATGTGGCTATGGGGAAGTTGGTGGCCGAGCTAAAAGCGGGGGCACGTTCCGATGCCTAACGAACGTGCCATCCTCGGTCGCGGTGTGCCAGACGGCAAACTGCCGGTCGGTGGTGGCAATTCATTGCGGCTGCTGCTGTGGGGCGCGGGGAAGAATTGCCACCTGCACGTTGATGACATCCAGCGGCCGCTTTTCCAAAACACCCCGCCCCAATTCCTCGATCTACTCGATATTGCCACTTACGTCTACGTTGCAGATCAGGCGACACCGCGCGGTGGAAGTGGCGTAGAGAACGCTGGCGAAGACTGGCGACGGACTTTTTTCTTTCGCATTCCGGTGCGAATGCCGGACTTCTGGAACAGCTCCGAGGTGTCCCGTGCGCTGCGCGACACCCTCAGTTTTCTCTCCGAGGACGGATACTCATTTGAATTCCATCCGATGAAGGATGCGCCTCCCCTTCAGCACTACTTCCCTTTCGGAGGGGATGGTCTCCCGCCCCAGGGTTGGATTGGACACTCGTTTGCTTCCGATAGGGTAGGTAGGAACCAACGGAAAGGAGTGTCCAGATGGGGAAGATGGAGCATG